CCCTGTAGTGACGCCAACCACTCCACTTCAGTTCCTACAAACCCATTGGCGAGTGCGACTTGATAAGCGGATAATCCGTCTGCACCATCTAAGCCGATAGAACCATCTGCTCCGGCAATACCTTGGATACCCTGTTCCCCTGTTGCTCCCTTAAGTGATAACAGCCACTCAGCTTCAGTTCCTACAAAATTATTATTAAGTGCTACTTGGTAGGCTGATAGCCCGTCGGCTCCGTCAAGTCCATTGGAGCCATCTGCTCCGGCAATGCCTTGTAGCCCTTGCTCACCTTTTAAAGATGCAACTTGTTCGGGGGTTAGATCGGTAAAGGTCATAGTCCCATCTGCTCCGGCAATACCTTGGATACCCTGTTCCCCCGTTGCGCCCTTAAGCGATAACAGCCACTCAGCTTCAGTTCCTACAAACCCATTGGCGAGTGCGACTTGGTAGGCTGATTCACCAGCCGTAGCAGTTTGAACTTCTTCTGACAATTGTTCACAAGCTATTTTGAACGCTTGCAAATTTGCGTCATGTTCTTCGGCGGTCAATGGTGAGCCTTTGACGAGTCTTTTTGTAATTACTATTGGTGTCATTTTTTTTCCTTTATTAAGCTACGTTGTAACCGACGGCTCTAAAAATAGCATTCACGTTAGATACTGTTCCGCTTACCGTCATCGTTAGTGTGATTGATCTCGAACTTGCTTGGGTTAAAGTACCGACTGTAGATATTTGGATTGTTTTATTATTTGCAGTCAACCTTGCCGTGGCAGTAGTGACCCCAGTCCCTGATATGGTGCAGTCAACATAATCATAAGTTCCTACAGTTGCAGACATGAAAAAATCTATTACGAATAGAGTTGGATCGTTTACAAATCTATCTGAGCGATGCCCAGTACCGTATGAAGCCCCATAAAATGTTAATGTCATAGTCCCGGTAGAAGTTCGTGTTGTCTGACCTACGATAACCATAGGAGCTGTATTTGCAGGGTATGCACTATTAAACGCAGTTAGACCGTTTACTTGGAATTTACTCGCAGATAATAAAGCCGCGTTAACGCTTACCCCATCAACAGTACCACCGCGAATATACGCACCATAAATATCAGGATCAGCATAAGTAGAAGCCGCGTTTGTTTTGAGCCTAAACCCTGCCCCTCCGATAGTCGTAAAATCTGATGATTGGAGTATCCCACCGACCCATGCCGAATCTACGGCGAGCTTGTCACCTGTGATACTGGTCGCCTCGAAACTATCACTGCTGATCTTACATCCTCGAATATATGCTCCATAAATGGTTGGGTCAAGATAGGTACCCGCTGCGTTTGATTTCAACCGGAACCCTGTCCCACCGATGCTAAGAAAATCACTCGAGGACATATACCCATCGAGTATCGCGATACCCGTTTTTAGGTGTACTGTTTGCACCTCTTGAGCACCTATCTTGTTCGCCGTAACCGTCCCATCCACAAACAAATTCCCATCGATTCCTAATGACGCTACTCCGCTGACATATCCGGCTATCAATATGTCAGATAGTGATGGTAAATATTGAGGAGTCCCTTGCTGAACTTTCAAATCTGACATGATCGCAGTAATATCGGTGCTGGTTGTCCCCACTACTGCACCATAGAAAAGTCCGGTATTCCCATAGACATCGACGATACGGAACCAATAATTTCGGCTATCGGTTATCTCCATGCCGTAGCGTTGATAGACTTTTGATGTCGTAGTGCCGATGAGAACTGCATCATTGATCGTTTGAGCGAGTGAGGCTTCCCATACCTCTACGTGATCAAAACCATCGAAGAGATTGTCGTATGTTAGAGCGAACTGCACCCCGGTGTATCGTGGGTGCATCGTGACATTTGTGATACTCGGTGCAGTTGGTAGAACATCTACCGTTACCGTCTTAACCTTGTCACCCACTTTATATTCATAATCTCCACTTCTTACCCCTACGATTTTATAGGACGCGTCGGTTGTATATCCCTCAAAATCCCAAGATGTAGCCCCTAGCGGTCGAGAATAAACATTCCACCCGATCCCCTGACCAATCCAAGAGAGATCCACGACGTTTGTTGATATGCCTTTGATATCAGTTGCAAAACGGCTCACTACCAAAAGACTAGAAACTGATGCTAAAGAAGAAACAGTGACAACATTGATCGCGTCGCTTGTATCATCATAGACTTCTGGGATATATTCGATCGCACTTAACCTGTGCCGCTGATCGGATGATTTGGCAACATTGATGAGCCGATAGAGTTTGGTCTCTAAATTAGCTTTCCCGATTGAATAAAGCATAAAATTTTCAAGCGGTTTTGAAAATCCAGTGGGTAGGGGAATAGTATCGGTAGTTACTGTAGATACAGAAACGATTTGAACCGTTTCACGGCTATCATCACTATTGAATTTTACTGTTATATAATAAATTTCATCAGCTTCCAATGTGATGTATCTATCGAGTTTTAAAAAGTCAGAACCGTTGGCATCTACGAAAACGCCGTCCACAAAAACACCATCCAAGAAAACGCCTATGCTCTCACTTAAAATTCCTAATATCCGCCCAGATACTCCCTCAGCAGGTAAATCATGCGCGACATCTACCAAATCTCCCATTGAACACACGATCGCATCGGCATCCGCTTCGAATGATATTGTTCTCGTCAAATACCGATTACGATTTAAAAGCTCTCGACCGTGACATATCGCCTCTGTACGGTCAACACACCCATAATAACTCAATGAAGTTTTTCGGATCGTATCTACCGACTCATCAAACCCTTTTTGGTATAGTTCCACGCTTTGACGTTCATAGTTTAAATTCTTATCGAAATACGTCACTTCCACCACGTTTGAGCGATCGTTTAGTGGGAGATAGGTCTCCTCGTAAGAATCTTTGACAATATTCCCCATTGTGAACAAAAACCGCTGTGCAGCAAGGCTCTCTTGTTTATCGATGACCGCAAAATACTCCTGAGCGATCTCGATTACATTCGCATGACCGAGAAGTCCTAATATATTTTTTGCATCCGCCGCACCAACATCCGAATCGAATACCATTCCGATACTAATATTCTTAGTATTGCACCACGTTTCCCAGCTTAGAAACGACGCTGAGTTTATTTTTGCCCCTAAAAGCGTTAGAAAGTTTTTAGTAGCAAGCGCTGGGTTGCTCATACCGAACCCGCGATCTACCACGCACGAAACAGCCGGCAATGATCCACTCAACTGATCGGTTGCGAGAGCACGTATCGCCATAAGAGCCGTATTTGGGTAAATGAAGTCATCATAGATGATCTCTGTAAATGTCTCGAAATAGACACTGTCATGAGTACGCGCCGATGTGCTCTCATCGCTGAGACGGCGGACGCTGATCTCATACTGTGCAGGGGTTAAATTGTCTACTTTATAGGTAGCTCTTAGGTTGGAATTCGTTGCACCGCTGATAGAGGTTCCAGTTATAATTATCCAATCAACGTTTCCTACGATTCGGTATTTGACTTCTAGCGATACGCTGCGCGAATCAAGCCCACCTGAGTTGTTCGCATAATATAACCCACCCGGTGCGGTAACGACGATATTAAGAGACTGCACATGATTGTATGATGTCTGTCTTATGGTAGCGGATGTGGTTAGCTTCGCATTAACTGATGTATCGATTCGGATATTATCAAACGATGGGATTAATGCTTGATCGTTTGTTCCCACTCGGATATGAGTTTCGACATTGGCGTAATAGCTGATCGGATTGTTATTAATAACGATATCGGAAACGTCCATAATCTCCCCGTCATTAAGCGCGTAGAGGATATTTAAATACTGTTTGCTCCCGACAGTTTCGACATACTTAGATATGATCGGAGGCACTATCTTCGCCTTACCATAGATGATAGGTAGCGCTATGCCCTCATTAAACTGGTTTGCTACACCGTCCCAATTATAGGTAGCCGAAGATTTGAGACCATCTAATCCGGGGTTTGAATAGTCCGGCATTGATGGGGGTAGGAGAGAGTTGATCAGCATCCCTCCGCCGATCATAACTCCTGCTGTTACTGCAGTAGATACAAGAGCCGCCCCGGTAGTCCCCCACATAATACCTGCGTATGACCCAGCAGCAGGAGCCGCTACCATCAAAGCGACCATAGCGATAGTGGCAAATGGATTTTTACCTCCGCCTCCGCCTGATGGAACCGTCACAAACCCGATATGATCGACATCTTGGATGATGTATTCATAGTCTTCAGTGATCCGCCCATTCAGAGATACGACTACATCATATCCCGTCTCTATAGAACAGATTACGGTATAGATCGGCTGACCAGCCTCTATCTCCGTGATCTCACGGCTCCCCATCGGATCAAACGGATTATGGATAGCGGTTAATGTTGCCATCGGTGGTACCCTTTGATGATGGATTGCATATCGCTGATTTTAGAAACATGTGAGCCGATTTTTTGAAGTGTATGGATGATTTTCCCATCCCCGATATAAATCCCTACGTGTTGCACGATGTGTGGGTGTCTCATATCGTGCGCCATTGCGACCACATCATAGAGCTGCGGTTCTTCAACGGATTCCCAATGCTCGCTGATCTCACGCAGATATGTTGCCCATACCTTGTTGGATTGTTCTGATGGAGTGTTCAGCTTTGGGATAATGGTGTCAAGATACTCACGATAAAAGAGCTCTACTAGCCCATAGCAGTTTGCCCCTCGAAATGTTGCCTCTCCATCAGCGAATGGAATCCCGATAAACTTATTCACTGATCACCTTCTCGAGCTTATTTCCGACAGATGGGAATCCACCGAAGCGTGTCGAATTATTGAATGTTCGACACGCGGTGAGTGATTTATCGCAGGTTTCTCCGGTAGCTGGTGTGTACCCGCATTCGATACTCCCGAACTTCCAACGACATCGGCGGGTAATGCGGTTCGGGGGGAACCGTTTTAAGTAGATATTATCCTGAGCGAGGTTGAGCTTCACGGCATACGCATTGGTTGAAAAATCTTTGACTTTAAACTCAAACGTACGGATAGGGTTCGGATTTGTCAAATCGGCAGTAGAAACGATATGGATCTTCACTGTGATTGGCTGATGCGGGTTGAGTTTCAGCCATGTATCGTATTGCATCAGATACATTTGCATAGTGCGTGAAGCGTTCGCGATACTGATAGATGCCTGCTGTACTTCGCCGGAGGATTGCTCAGTGAGATCGCTCTCCATTTTGAACGGGAACGCTTGCCACGTCGATCCGTTCCATACGATATCTTCGTTATTGTTCACAACCTTGATCGTCTCTACCATCGAGGGTACGATCAGCTCTAAACAGTATAGGATCGGATCGGATGATCCGAGAGCATTTTTATGATCCATTACGTTTTGAGAGACTGCTAACATTAGACCTGCTCCAGTGGGATTGATACGGTATAAAACTCTTTAGTGATCTGTTTTGAGGAGAGTTTTTTATCTACAAATCGCACTACATAGGTGGTGGCATCTTGCGGATTGAGCCAGTTAAACGAGTTCCCTTTATTATCCACGAAAAATTGTTCTAACACTACGACCTGAGCGATGGTCAATGCGGCATACTCGATTTTAAAATCATACGTTGCCCGTGTGAATACTGGGCGGGTTTGTGCATAGTTCCCCTCAAACTCAGATTTGATCTCAGGTTTGTACAGGTTGCGTTCGATGTTTCGTTTAACACCAGGAAGAGTTGGGAAATCAGCCATTATCGTACCGACCTAATAACGTTCTGCATCCCGCCTACATTTCTCACAATCGCGTCTTTAACACCCTCAATAGCTAAAGTGACAATCATCCCTTTTCCATCGAATGACGTGTTTACGCTTTCAGCACTGATCGGAGTACCGGATTTGTTTTCGATGTTGATAGTGATCGGCATCGATGGAGTACCGCCTCCACTTGAAAGGTTAAAATTGACCGCCCCGCCGTCCGCATACCCACGTTTTCGGGTAGATTCGAGTGAGCCGATTAAATCAGGTGATTTTTGCACCATCCACTTCGGTATGACATACTCACCACCGTGAACTACCCCTTTCGGCTCATACTTCCCGCCGTCTCCGGTATAGCCACCTACTGCATAAGTCGGGATCATACCCCCGTCATAAGCCAACATCCCTGAAAACATTGCCCCGAAATCCATCCCTCCGATAGCGGTAGTCAATGGCTGAGTGATTGAGTTGCGGATCTGCATCCGGATGATCCCCTCGATCACTGTATTGAAGAAATCCTCTGCGCTAAACTTCCCGGTCATAAACATATTGACCATTGAATCTTCCATTGATTTGAAAGCGTCTTCGAAGACGGTTTTGAGCTCAATCCCCCCTGCTTTTAACTTCTCGATTTGATCTCTATCGAGTTTCGCTACCGAAGCATTGAGCCACTCTTGGAGTTTGATTCTATCAACACCTGCTTGCTCGTACTCTTTGTATTGATCAGCGATTTTTATCGATTCAGAGGTGTACCAATCTTCCGATAGGTTGAGCATATCGTCGCGCATTTTCTTTTCGGCAATCTCCATTTTCTCAACACCATCTTGATGTGCGAGAGTACGATGCGATATACCTGATAACCTACCCTGTAATATGTCATGATTAAATTTCTCTTTCAGTTCTATCTCTTCCTTGAACCGTCTAATCCCTTCATTGATGTTATCATCCAATATTCGCTGCTCCATAGCGGCCAGTTCTTTTGCATCTTTTTCGGCTTGGGATATTTTTGGAGATTTTCCGGTTTTTGGCTGATCTGTTGGAGTTGATGTAGGCGTTGTTTTTCCGCCACTTGGTTTACTTGCAACATCGTGTATTGATTGCAAAGCTTTCCCGTATGTTTTTATCTGATTTTCTAACTGAACTTTTCGATTCAAATCAATTCGTTCATTTCCAAAAGCAGACTTCATTAATGATGGGTTGTTGATACTATCATTAACATTACCAAGTTGCAGTGTTGCATAGTTTATTTTTGCCTGCAGGGCTTTTGCGCTAAGGTTCTCAACATCAACTGCGGTCCGCTTAACTGAATCTCTCAGCTGATCAGCTTGATCCTTTAGTACAAGACCTACGCCAATGATAGCAGCGCCGGCAATGGCATAAGGATTAATGGCTACGAGCTTATTCCAACCGCCTAAAGCAACATTGGCAGCCACTTGTCTCGCTGTCAATGTAGTGACCGCTGTAGTAGTAGTGTTTGTAGCGATACTATATGAGGTAGTCGCAATTGTAGAAGCTGCGACATAAGATGCATGTAATGCTTGAACCCCATTTAGAGCAATCGTACCTGCTTTCCAAATTAGAATTACAGCTATTGCCTCTCCAACATATCCAGCATATGTTCCTATCTCTCCGCTATGTTCAGAAAGAATGCTGCTTAAATCAGTAATGCTTCCAGCAATAGAGCTTGTAACCCCATTCATCTGATCGAATTCATGGATTGTTAGTCCGATCTGATTTTGAAGAATGATCATAGATTGAGCCACCGTCTTAGGCATTTGATCGAACTCTTTTTCGATCGCATCTTTTTGGGTACGGATAGCCTCATATACTTTTTCTGCAGTAAGTTTACCCTCTGCCCCCATATCTTTAAGCTTTCCAACACTTACACCCATTCCGTTTGCAATAGCTTCAGCAAGTCGTGGTGCCTGTTCTAATACTGAGTTAAGTTCTTCGCCGCGTAGCGTTCCAGATGCGAACCCTTGTCCTAACTGTATAACGGCTGCTTTTGCACTCTCAGCAGCAGCCCCGGATACAATAAAAGATTTACTAATCGCTTCAGTTACATCAAGATTCTCATATTGCGTTTTATTAAGCTCTTGCGTTGCCCGTGCGATACGAGCATAAAGATCGGCATTTTGTTCATACCCGGTACGGCTCTCCTGTGCGATATCGAAAAGATCACCCTGCACGGATGCGAGCTGTTGACTGGAATCTGTGACAAGGCGTAAACGTCCCTCTAACAGGTTCCAAGTATCGGCTTGATGAATAGCTGATTGCGTAAGATCTACCATGAATGATGACCCAGCAATAACAGCTTGAAAACCTACATATGCATGACCCATAAAACCAACGCGTTCAGAGAGATTATCTACTGATCGTGCGGCATCTGATGCGGATGAAGATACATTTTTTTGGGATCGGCTGGCTTTGTTTGCCTCACGTTCAAGATCTGAAAAACCTTGCTTAATACTGTATATGCCTTTTAAATCAGCATCAGTACTAAGTTTTATTTTCAGTTCTTTTTGCATATACTCCCCCAATGAAATATTTTATGTCTCTTTTTAAAACCGCATCCATAAGTTTTGCAATCCCGATTGTTATTGCTTTTATGGTTTTTTGGTTTATTTTCTTACGCTAATCACGCTCATTTAAAACATCTGCCATCTGTTTAAGTGTTCCTAAAACTTCAAGAGAATCTTCGTTATTTTTTTTGCACCAATCCTTTATGATGATGTAATCAACTCCATAAACAACACCGATTCCGGTTGATTGGATTGTGCAACATAGTGAAAATAATTTTGTTAAAGCAATGTCACTATCTTCGAGTTCAACTGCTCCCCATACTTCACCGGTTACAGTTTGCTCACGAATCCATTGTTTTAATCGTTCAACTTTCCCTTTTTTGACTCATCAACTGCATTTAGAAGTGAATTTACAAAATCACTTAGAACGCCCTCTTCGTATTGCTCTTTTACAATTTCATCAACTATTTTTTTATCGTTATTCACCAGCATTTTACGGAGTGTATTTTCATTGATCTGAGTTGGTTTGGCTGATGATTTTTTAGATTCAACACCAAGATCTTCATACTCTTTAGTAGAAAGAGCTTGCACAATTACGACTTCTTCTTTTCCATTTAGAAACTCATACCCAATATTGATAGATACCCGTTTTGCGTTAAACTTTTTCATTATTTGCCTTTTTATTTGAGTTTTTTTTGATATTTTTTTGCCTTTTTTGTATGGTGACGGGAAGGCTAACCCGTCAGGTTATGAC